TGGGCTGTGCCACTGGCGTCCGACCCTGACTTCGCCGACATCCTGGTGAACCCGGTGCGCGCACCCTCCAAGAACCGCCACTTCCTGAGCACTGGCACTGGCCTGGAGCGCGTGGTGGCTGGCGGCAACGAAATCAGCATCGCAACGACCGACCTGTTCACCGCTGACGTGGTGGATGCCCTGCGTTCTCAGCTGGATTCCATGCCTCTGCCACCTCCCGCCGTGGAGTTCGATGGCGACAAGCTGGCTGCTGACGCTCCCCTGCGTGTGCTGCTGTGCTCTGCCGAGCAGTTCTCTGCCTTCACGCAGACGCCCGGCTACCGCACCTACCTGTCCAACGCCATCGCGCGCGGCCAGCAAGCAGGTAATCACCCCCTGTTCATGGGCGGTGAAACGGCGCTGTGGAACGGCATCCTGATGGTGAAGATGCCAAAGCCCATCCGCTTCTACGCTGGCGACGCCATCAACTGGTGCGGCTCCTACACCAGCGAAACGGAAACCACGACCGACCTGGTGCCTGCCGCATTTGGCACGACCCACGCTGTTGACCGTGCGATTTTGCTGGGTGGACAAGCGCTGGCCGAAGCCTGGGGCAAGCACCGCAAGACCGGCAATCCGTTCTTCTGGAGCGAGAAAGAGCTGGACCACGACGACAAGCTGGAACTGCTGGTGGGCGCGATCAATGGCCGCTCGAAGATCCGCTTCGAGGTTGACCACGGCGACACCAAGCAGATCACCGACCACGGCATCATGGTCATCGACACTGCTGTGAAGCTGGGCGTCGCTGGCTGATAGGGCTGGGCTGGAGCGATCCGGCCCGCTTTAACCTCACACATTCAGGAGTTCAAACATGGCTACCATCACCAAGAAGTTTCTCAACAACGAGAAGCAAGTCACGGGCACGCCTTACGGCACGTCCATCACCCTGCAGCTGTCCGTGGCGACCACCGCCACCGGTGCCGTCTCTGGCGCTGACTCCACCACCGCCGTTGCCATTGGCGACGTTGTGCGCGTGGGTATCGTGCGCGCTGGCATGCGCCTGGACGACGCCAAAGTGCTGGTCTCGACCGCCTGGACTGCCGCCGTCACCGCCAAGGTGGGCTTTGCCTACATCGACGGCGTGGACAGCACCGCAGTGCCACAAGACGACGACTACTTCGGCGCAGCTATCGCGCTGAACGCGGCTGGCCGCTACGTGGCGAACAACACCACCGTGCGCCCAGTCATCCTGCCGAAAGACGCCTACATCATCCTGACCACGGCTGGCGCTGCGAATGCCAAGGTTTCGCAGACCGATGTGATGGTGGATGTGACAAACGTCGGCGTGGCCTGATGACAACGGGGGTTTCGGCCCCCACTCTGGAGAGATACATGGCAAGACCCAAGGCCGCAGAACCCGCACCCGCTGGGTTCTTGCCTGTCGAATACATCGGCAAACGCGCATCCCACACCGACTACGGCACCCGGATTTTCTGGGCTGCCGTGGGCGCGGTGCAGTTGGTGCCCGAAGCCATTGCCCGCAAGATGGTGTCCGTCAACCATGACGTGTACCGCCTGGCTGAGTACGGTGGCGAACCCACTCCAGCCGCGCAGGCCGCAAAGCCACAAGAAGACACCCAGCGCCAAGAGCTGGACATGGTTGTGCAGACCATGGGCAAGGAAGCGCTTGAGACGTATGCCAGCACGCACTACGGCCAGAGCCTGGACAAGCGACGCTCCGTCGAAACGATGCGGCAGGAAGTCATCCGCATGATCGACCAATACGGTGCACCATGAACCTCGAACAACTCACCCAGCAATTCCGCGTTGACGCGGGCGACCTGACCGAGCCCTACCTGTGGGAATCGGAATGGATTGCCGGGTGGTTCGCCGAGGCAGTATCTGAGGCTGCAATCCGTGGCCGCTTGCTGATGGAGGCGGACAACCCGCTTGTCTGTCAGATCGCCGTAGCAATTGGCCAGACCGTGTACCCGCTGCATGCCGCGCTGTACGAGCTGGTCAACATCCGGTTCAAGCCCACGGGCGCGACACGCTCGGAAGAGTTGTACCTCACCACCCGCGAGGAACTGGACAGGCTGCGCCCTGGCTGGCGCGACGACACGGGCCGGGTTGAGTTTGCCATCCAAGACGACACCCGCATCCGCTTGGTGCACGCCCCGGAGACCACGGGCACGCTGTACCTCGAAGGCTACCGCATCCCACTCAAGGCAATGGTGAACGACACCGACAAGCCTGAGATCAACGGGGCGCATCATCAGCACCTGGTTCACTGGGCGCTGCACCGCGCATTCAGTCGCCCTGATGCCGAAACGATTGACCCATCCCGAGCTGCACAGGCAGAAGCCCGGTTCACGGCGTATTTCGGGCCACGGCCAGACTCGGACTTGCGCCGGGCCACGCGGCACGATGACCCACAGACAACCAAAGTATTCTGGGCCTGAATCCCCCCCCTAGGGTTTCAGATTCAAGCGCCTGCCCGGCAAAGTGCAGGGTATGGACGTTACTGCCGTCATCCTTTCGTCAAAGCCCGTGACAACCACGATACCCGGTGTGGCTGTGGTATCACACGTCAGCACCTTCTCCGACGCCGCTGGGCTGCTGAATGCACGCATTGCTGCATTGGACAAGGTGCTGACCGAGCGGTTCTTCTTTTTGGACGACGACGACGTACTGCCAGACAACTACCTCGACGTGTTGGAGCGCTGCATAGACACGGGTGCGGCAGTGGCTTACACCAACGAGTTGATCCGCCTGGAGGACGGTACTGAGCGCGTGCGCAAATCCGGACCGTACTCGCAAAGCGCGCATTTCTCGGACTTCATGCTTATCCATCATCTGGCTGTGTGCCGTACCGACGCCGCGCGTCGGGCTGCCGCAGTCATCCCGCGAGGCACTTACGGTGCAGAGTCCCTGTTGTTCTTCCAGGCTGCCAAAGAGGGTGCGCAGTGGGTTGATGAAATCGGATACGTCTGGGTGCCCAAGAAAACTGGGCTCAGCAATCACCCCAGCTTGTTGATCGGCCACATCCAAAGCGCAACGTGGGCGAGTAGGAACCGGGCATGAACATTATCTGGTCGAAAAAATACTACCCTGAATCCCCTATCGGTGACACAGGCGTCGTAGGGGTGGGCGGATACAGTTCCGTGTCCGTACTGCAGACTGCTATCGACGGGTACGCTGGCGGCTCTGTGCTTTGGACAATTCTATTTGAGCCCATTTCTGGGTCACCGTACTACGACTACAGTACCTCGCCAGAGTCTTATGTGAGTCTGAACGACCCAGGTACAACTACCCTAACCGCCACGCTAGACGGCGCGCCCTGCGGGAACACGCTGCGATGTGTATCCACAGGTGGCGGCACCTTCCCAAATTACGGGTCAGCCGCGTGGGAGACCATCCCGAGCGCCTTTTGGACAAATCTCCGCAACGCTCAGGAGATTATTTAATGAGCGACATTCCTCTCCCAATCCTGGGCATCGACCTGCTGGCCGACGAGACGCAGCTTCGCGCGGGTGCCGTGCGCTCTGCGGTGAATGTGGACATCGGCAACAGCGGGGCATTCAAACGCCGTGACGGCTACACCGTGGTGGATTCCACCGACAGCTTTACCGGCATTCATGCTTTCAATGGCGTCGTGTACGTCGGCATGGGCACGAACCTGTGCCGTCTGAACACCACGACCTACGCGCTGACGGTGATTTGCGGCATGGGCACCGAGGCTCCGATTGAGTTCACCGAATACAACGGCGACCTGTATGTGTGTGGCCCGCGCGCGCTGTGGAGAATCACGGGCGGCGTGGCAAAGCCCGTGGGCGTGCAGATTCCATCCCTGCCCACAGCAGTGCCCCACGCATCCGGCACCCTGACACCTGGACGCTACGGCGTGGCCATCAGCATCGTGGACGCAAGCGGCGAAGAGTCGCCAGCCGTGATGCTGGGCTACCTGAACCTGACCGCAGGCCTGCGCCTCGAAGCCTTGCCCGTGGTTGCAGACCACAAGTGGCGCGTGTATGTCACCCCGCCTGATGGCGATGTGCTGTACCTGGCCGAAGAGTTCGACGCTATGTTGAGTCAGTACGCGGTAACCGTGTACCCCGGTGGAGCACCGTGCCAGACCCTGAACCTCCACCCGATGCCGCCCGGTGACTTTGTGTGCGCGAAAGCAGGGCGCTTGTACGTGGCTGCCGGTGACACGCTGTGGTTCTCCGAGGCGCTGCGCCCGCACCTCACCTCACCGCGCCATAACTTTGTGCGATTCGTGGGCCGCATCCGGTTCGTGGAGCTGGTCGAAGGCGGTGCGTTTGTGGGCGATGACCGTGGCGTGTGGTGGATGGCCGGCACAGACCCGTCCGGATGGGCGCAGAGCCTGGTTTCCAGCTCGCTGGCTGTGCGCCGCTCATCCCTGATCGTGCCAGCCGAAGACCTCCCCGGCGATAGCTCCGGCGATTGCGCCGTGTGGCTCAGCACCCAGGGCTACATGGTCGGTGCGCCTGGGGGCTCCGTGCGCCCCCTGCAGCCTGGCCGCATCAAGTTGTCGCCAGACCTCGAAGGACGCTCCGTTTTTATCACCCGCGACGGCATCAAGCAGGTCATCACCCTCACCGCCGCATCCCCCGCTACGTCTTTCGGCGTGGCTCTTGACACCTCAACCCAGTAGAGGACTCACCATGATCGACCGCAACCTTATCAAGCACGGCAAAGAATTCCTGTCCGCCGTGGACAACCACAAATACGAGGTCACCGAGGACGGCCTGTTTTTCCCGAAGGCCAATGTGGATGTTGTGGGTGAATTCACCGACTACATGGGCACTTGCCGCAACAAGGTGGTGGCCGAGGGCTTCAAGCACCTGCTGGCGGTCACTGTGGGTGGTGTCGCCGCCAACAACAACTGGTATTTGGCGATCTTCTCCGGGGCCTACACACCCGACCACGCCACGACCGCCGCGACCTTCGCCTCTGCTGCAACTGAAATCACCAGCGGCACCGAGGGCTATACCGAAACCACCCGTCGAACCTGGGCGCATGGCGCTGCTGCAGTGGTCGGGGCCGGGGCCGAGGTGAACCCGACAACCAAGTCGGAC